CACAAACAATAGAGAGAACAACTCTCAGTAATCTAATCTATAACGAAAACTATGCAAGAAAAGTGTTGCCTTTTATCAAGGGTAAATATTTTGAAGTAAGAGAAGAAAGGATAATATTTGAGGAGATATCTAACTTTGTTGATAAATATAAAAAGATTCCCACACAAACATCTCTTGAAATTGAGGTGGGTGAGAGAAAAGATTTATCAGAAATAGAATATAAAAAAGTCGTTGACATAATCAAGACACTAGACCCTGTGGAGGTAGACTTTGATTGGCTCGTGGATCATACGGAGAAGTTTTGTAAGGATAAGGCGATTCACAATGCGATTGTTGATGGTATATCTATTATTGATGGGAGGGATAAGAATAGAACTCCAGACTCTATACCAAGCATTCTTACGGATGCCCTCGCAGTATCTTTTGATAACGCTGTGGGTCATGATTATATTGGTGATGCTGATTCTAGATTCGAATATTACCATAGAGTAGAAGAACGTATTCCATTTGATTTAGACTTCTTCAATAGAATAACTAAAGGTGGACTACCACCAAAGACTTTGAATATCGCACTTGCTGGTACTGGTGTCGGTAAATCACTGTTTATGTGTCATATGGCTGCAAACTGTATATCTCAAGGTAAGAATGTTTTGTACATCACTCTTGAGATGGCAGAAGAACGTATTGCAGAACGTATAGATGCAAACTTAATGAACATCTCTATGGAAGATTTACACGACCTACCTAAGAAAATGTTTGACAGTAAGATTGCAAAGATAATTGAAAAGACATCTGGTAAATTGATAGTCAAAGAATATCCAACTGCGTCTGCAAACAGCAATCACTTTCGTGGTCTAATCAAAGAACTTGCAATCAAGAAATCATTCAAACCAGATATTATCTTTATTGATTATCTAAACATCTGTTCATCATCTAGGTTCAAAGGTGGTGCGAATATCAATTCATACACTCTAGTCAAGTCGATTGCAGAAGAACTGCGTGGTCTTGCAGTAGAAACAAATGTTCCTATCATGTCTGCAACTCAAACTACTAGGTCTGGTTTCGTATCTAGTGATATTGGACTTGAAGATACATCTGAGTCTTTTGGTTTGCCTGCAACTGCTGACTTGATGTTTGCGTTGATATCGACAGAGGAACTTGAAGATTTAGGACAGATTGCAGTAAAACAGTTGAAGAATAGATACAATGACCCAACAATGCACAAACGATTTGTTTTGAATATTGATCGTGCAAAAATGCGATTAAGTGATGCAGCTAGTGAAGAACAGACACTAGTTGATGATGGACAAGATGATACACCAGTGTTTGATAAAACATCATTTGGTAAAAGAAACCTTGACTTTTCTAAATTAAAAGTATAATAAATAATAGGAAACTATATTTAAATGGGAAAGTGTCATGTCAATAAGAGATCATATTCGTATCTTAAAACCATTACCTATAAAAGAATCTGTTGTAACAAAGATACGAAGTTTAACAGAGGCATATGATATATTCCCAAAGTCTGAGGGTGAGATAGATACCTTAGATATTCCACACAATAAAGATAATCTAAAAGCATTACTGAAAGACATACTATCAAAATCTGATGGCATGGCTGACCCAATCGCAATATCAAAAAATCCTAAAGAAAAAGTTGTTAAGATACACAGACTTGTTGCAGACAATCTTAACTTACCAGCATTATCAAAGAAGTATGGTATCAAAGTATCTGCTGGTAATGGTTCAAGAGGTGGTACTGGTGCAAAGAGTCAAGGATTTGGATTTGAGGGTCAAGTAACAAAAGATATAGAAACATATATCGCAGAGGGTGTTGACTCTCCAAACTTTACATATCCAGAGTTTATAAAAGAACTTCATGACACTGTATTATCAAAACATTCAGATATACAAGTAAAATTAGAAGGTGGTGCGAACACTCGCAGACCACTTGTGTTTACAGACATAGGTGCGATAATTAAAGGTAGAGGGTTACAGATAGGTAATTTAATAACAGATGTTACTGTCTATGGTGATGGTAAACCTTATTTTCTCTCACTGAAGTTTGGAGGAACAGTTACATTCTTCAATGCTGGTGTTGCAACTATTTTTACAGAAGAACAGTTCAAATCTGGTAAATTTAAAGACAAAAGAGCAAAACAACTTTTAGGTATGTTTGGTATAGACGAGAAAAAATTTATTGACATTTTTGAAAAGTATGATAGAAAGACTGCAAGACAGATAGTTCCAAAGATAGAGGAAGATGTAACTAGAAAAGTTAATATGAGATCACTATTACAATTGTTAGTTACTGGTATAGGTTATGGATATTACATGGTTCATAAGAAAGGTAAGAAAGTAGAGTATTATGAGATGACCAGAAGAAGAATGATGGACTCTGCAAAAGTGAGAAGTGTAAAAGTTCTATATCCAAAACCTGGCTCTGCAAAAAGAATAGACATAGAGGTCATCACTAAACTTTACATATTCAAGATAAACATAAGAAACAAACAGGGTGGATTATACCCATCACATATTATGTGTGATTACAAACCAAATCCAGACGCAAAATGAAAACATTCTCAGAACTACTAACAGAAGATAAGGGTGGTAAGAACCTACACCTAGAACATCTAGAAGATGAGATACTCAACTATGGTGTTGATGGTGGTAGAGCTGCAATCAATTTTCTACAATCACTCAGAGATATGTTATCTGGTTCTTCTCGTTCCTCAACAAACATGACTGTTAAGTGGGATGGTGCGCCTGCGATATTTGCTGGTATTGACCCAGAAGATGGTAAGTTCTTTGTTGCAAAGAAATCAGTATTCAATGTAAGTCCAAAACTATACAAGACAAGTGCAGAGATAGATGCAGACTTATCTGGAGCATTAAATGAAAAATTTAAAGTCGCACTCAAAGAGTTCTCAAAACTTGGAATCAAAGGAGTCTTACAAGGCGACCTCATGTTCACAAACGACATTTCGAAAGAAACTATTGAAGGGGTATCATATTACACTTTCCAGCCTAATACTATTGTTTATGCTGTTCCTGTTGATAGTCCTCTTGGTAAAATAATGAATACTGCGAAGGTAGGTGTCGTGTGGCATACTACCTATACTGGTTCTGCACTACAAGATATGAAAGCATCATTTGGTGCAGATATAAAAGGATTAAAGAAACCATCAAGTGTGTGGATGGATGATGCAACATACAAAGATGTATCTGGTCGTGCAACCTTTACACAAAAGGAAACAGATGCAGTTACAAAGATATTATCACAGACAGGTAGAACATTTCAAAAGATAAATTCACCTTTGTTAAAACAATTCCTAAATTTACAAAACAGTATGACAGGTGTATTGTCTGGTGCATCACTCAAGACATATAATAACTCAAAGGTTCGTGCTGGTGAGATAATTAAGAACCCAAAGAAACACGCAACTGGTTATGTGGATTGGGTTCAGAACTCAATACAGAAACAGATAGACAAAGTAAAGAGTGACAAGGGTAAAGAGAAGTATACGAATATGCAGAAAGAGTATGTAAGAGATTTTAAGAAACACGTTAACAATCTTACACAGGTTATCACATTTCAGAATCTTCTAGTAGATGCAAAGATGCAGATAGTAAAAAAACTAAATAGTGTTAAGGGTCTTACTGATACGTTCATTAGGACACCGAATGGATATAAAGTAACAAACCCAGAGGGGTACGTTGCGATTGATAGAGTTGGTGGTACAGCGGTCAAACTAGTAGACCGAATGGAGTTTTCGTTTAACAACTTTACTGCAATAAAGGCATGGGACAAATGAAAAAGTTAAATGAACTCATGATGGAGAACCAAGAGTTCTTAGATAAAGAATTGGAAGATCTTTTAGATCTCCGTAACGAAATACTGGAGATTACAGAGGAGTTTGAAAAACTATACACCACCTATGATGTCATAGATGAAGGACTCATTAAAAGACTCAATCTCCAAAAACTTTTCCAAAGGTCAAAGAAGGCTGCGATAAGAATGAAGAGATTGATGGCAAATCCAGCACACAAACAAAAGATTGCAAGATCAAAGAAACGCATGAAGTCCACTGCACAACTCTTGGTCAAGGCAACAAAACAAGCAAGAAATAAAATAAAAGATAAGTTCTTTCCACAATGGAGAGAAGCAGGTAGACAAGCACTTGCAAAAATTAATCAGTTAGTGACAGTCAAACATGGTGCGAAGATTGCTAAGATGGCAAAAAGAAATCTACCAAAAGTAAAAGTCAAAGCAAGACAGGACGCAAAAAGAGCAAGAGAACTAGGAGCAAACCCAAATGCGTAGATTTCTTGAACTCATAGAACAAAAAGAGAATGTAGTATTTACATTCGGTAGGTTCAATCCACCTACAACTGGTCATGAAAAGTTGATACAGAAAGTTGCGTCTGTTGCTGGTAATAGTCCATTTCGTATCTATCCATCATATTCACAGAACCAGAAGAAAGACCCACTACCATTTACACTCAAGATTGCATATATGAGAAAGATGTATCCAAAGTATGCAAGAAACATAATCGCAGATAAAGATGCAAGGACAGCAATCAATATTGCAACTAAACTTTACGATGAGGGTTTTAAGAATGTAACTATGGTGGTTGGTTCAGATAGAGTCAGAGAGTTCTCATCACTATTGAACACTTACAATGGTGTTGAGGGTAAACGACATGGTTTCTATAAGTTTGACAATATCAACGTAGTATCTGCTGGAGAACGTGACCCAGATGCAGAGGGTGTTACTGGTATGTCTGCATCAAAGATGCGACAGGCTGCATCTGATAGTGACTTTGACTCATTCAGTCAAGGTCTACCCAGAGGTTTCAAAGATGGTAAGAAACTTTATCTTGATGTGAGAAAACACATGGGTATTCGTGAGGAACGAGATATGGGCGAGATGACTGACTTTGAGTCACTCAGAGATATGTATCTCACAGGAAAGATTTGGAACATTGGTGACCTAGTAGAATCGAATGGTATTGAAGGTAGAGTTATCAGAAAAGGTACAAACTATCTTGCATATAATGATAGTCAAGGTAAAGTACATAAGGTATGGTTGCATGAGATAAATCTGAATGAGATACAAAAAGGTTTACGAAGAGTAAAACAAGACCCAGATATCAAAGGTGATAAGGGAACAGAACCAGCGAAGTATTACAAGGGTGTGAAGAAAAGTGTGAAACCAAAACGTGATGACCACTTTGAAAGAGGTGCGAAGATGGACGATGATAATCCAGCCGCATATACACCAGCACCTGGCGATAAAGATAAATCTGGTAAGTTGAAAAAGACTAAACCATCTAAACATACACTCAAGTTCAAAAAGATGTTTGGTGATGATGTGAATGAAATCGCACCACTTATAGGACTCGCAACGAGAGCTGCAACGATTAGTCCGTCAACATATGCTGGTGTTGCAACTGCAGCTGGACAAGCTGCATCAAAGGTAAAAAAGTATATCTCTAAGAAGATGAGTAAAAAGAAAACAAATGAGTCAGATGAGATAGACGAGAGAGCATTATCAAAATCACAACAAGATAGATTAGATGACTTAGAAACATACTTAGGACATCTACAGAGAGTGACCATAACACCATCACGAAGAGCAGAGATAGACGCAACTAAGAAAAAAATCAAGAAGTTGAAATCTGAGTTTGACCCAGATAGTATTGATGAGTCATGGAGTATTGATGAGATGACAGGTATCAATGTACCAGAACTTTTAAAAACAACAGTATTCAGATTGACACACCCAAAAGGTTATAGAGATATTATTGCAAAATATGCTGAAAGGGTAAAACAAACGACTGGACAACCTAGTAATGGTGCAATATTATCAGACATTGCAACACAGTTTGGTTTTGATAGAGTTAAACCAGTGCAAATGTATATTAATAAACTAGTTAAGAAAGGTAGGTTGCCACAAGAACTTGCAGCCGAGTATGAGGGACAGGACATGGAAGAAGATTTTCAATTAGATGAGAAGATTGCTGGGTTGGTGACTAAATCCAAAAAGTCTAAAGTTGCATATGGTATTCTAAAGAAAGTTTATGATCGTGGAATGGCCGCATGGAGAACAGGACATAGACCAGGCACTACACCACAACAATGGGCGTTTGCAAGAGTCAACTCATTCTTGACAGGTGGTGGTGCAAGAAAGGCTGATGCCGACCTGTGGACAAAAGCAAAGGCAAGTAAGGCGAGTAAAAAAGAAGAATTAGAACTTGATGAAGCAAAGTTTAGTAATAGTATGGTTGATAAACTTAAAAAAGCATATGAACCTATGAGGGGTAAAAAAATTAATCCAACACCTTTAATGAAAATATTTGATAAAATTGATTCAAATAAAGAGGGTTTAATTCAATTATATAAAGCAGATATACCTTTTGTTAGTATGATGGCAATGTCAAGACTTATGTTAAAACACAATATGAAAGCAGATGAGATAAACAAACTTGGTAAAATTAGAAGAGAGGATTTTGTGCTTGATGAAAAATATGATAGTGATAAATTTTTTGGTGGGAAAGGAACACCAGAACAAAGAACACAACTTCTTAAACTTCAAAATAAAGCATTAAGAGCTCTTGGTGGTTCACCCAAACAAAAAGAAATTAAAAAAGAAATAGATGCATTACGAAAAAAAATAGGAATGAAAGTTAGTGAGGAACTTGAACTTGACATACAAACATGGTACGAGTCAGTTGATACCAGAATGCAATATCAGTTAGATCATGGTGATGATTGGTGGTGGAAGATGAACGAAGTGCATGACAAGATGTTAGAAAAACTAGGTCTAGATGAGGGTTGTTCAATAGATGATGATGAAACACCTAAACAAAGAATGACCATGAAAGAGTTCGCACTCAGAAACGTCTGGGGTGAAATAGATGAAGCCGCAGAGTACGATGGAAGACCAGTTAAACTAAATAATCCTACAAGAGGCGATAGAAAAAAATACAAAGTTTATGTAAAGAACGACAAAGGTAATGTGGTCAAAGTTGAGTTTGGTGATCCTAACATGGAAATTAAACGAGATGACCCAGGCAGAAGAAAATCTTTTCGTGCAAGACATAATTGTGACAATCCAGGCCCTAAGTACAAAGCAAGGTACTGGTCATGTAAGTTTTGGGAGAAAGGTAAGTCTGTAACGGACTTGATGAAAGGTTAGATATGGGACAAAGATATACAAGTATAAGTGATCTCTACAAACAAGTAAAGTTAAATGAGAGTGCAATCATAGAAAGAAAACTCACTTCACAGGAACTTGAAGACAGGGAGAAGATCGCAAAGAAGTTACCTATGGATGACTTTAAGAAAAGATATGGTAAAGATGCAATGGCAGTCAAGATGGCGACTGCAACTAACATGGTGAAGAAGAAGTCACAGAATGAAGAAGTTGACCTTGATGAGAAGTTTACCAAGAAAGATTTTCAAGATAATGAAAGTGCAAATAATCATACAGAAAATGGTGTTAAACTTGTAAATATGTATGGAACTCCTGCTGAGAAAAAGTTGATGGCTCAGATTGCAAAGAACCATAATAAACGAGGTTCTATTGAAAAAAAAGAACAAGATCTTAGAGATAAATTAGTTAAAAAATATTACCCAAAATTAGAATCAGTTGACCTTGATGAAGGTACTGGTAAATATTCAAAAATGAATTTAGACAAAGCAAAAAAACTTATGGGGACATCTAAGAACAGGGAACAAGGTGTCAAGATGGTGATGAAGGGTTTGGGAACAACTTATAAACACGCAAATCAATTAGTTGATAAAATTCTTGGAGTAAACCCAAAAACTGGAAAAATAGAGAGTGCAGAACTTGATGAGAAGTATGACCTTTACCACTCTACTTTTTCTGGTGCAATGCAACACGCATATGACTACGCAAAAAAGAAAATGGGTATCACAGTAGATAAAAGAGAGATTGACAGTAAAGTTGCAACTGGCCCAAGAAAACCATCTGAGGGTAAAACAAACAAGTACAGACTCAAAGGTAAAGGTGGAAATCTACAAATCCAAGTCTACAACAAAGGTGGTTCAAAACCATTTGAACTGAATATGTACAAAGAAGAAGTTGAAATAAACGAGGATGGTCATCAAGACGTTGCATCAGCAATACGTCAGTGTAAGACTATCACAGAAGATGCAATGCAGATAATGAGTAAACTACAGAGTATGAGTCCAGAGGATTCACTACCGACTTGGTGGACAAACAAACTTGCAGTTGCATCAAATAGTATGAACAAGATGAGAGATTATCTCTTAGTTCCATCTGTATCTGAGCAAACACTGAACTGTGGTTGTGGTAAAGAGGTGTGTGAAACATATGGTAGTATAGATGAGAAAGCAGGGGATATCCCAGATCTTAAAAAGTTAATTGGTGAACTACAGGGTGCATCAAAGATGCATCTCGC